GTGTTCTGGCCGGTGGAAATCGCCAACTTTTCAGATCGGCGAGACGTGAGGGTTCGGCACTGGCCATGGCGGGACTCCTGTGCCTGCAATATCCACATGTCCCCATACGTCTGCCTGTGCCACCAGCGCCATGCTGTGCCCGTGCTGGGTCGTGATCAGTACGTCGAGGCCAACGTTCTCCATTAGCAGTCCAGCCTCCTTTGTGGCTGGCTTTGGGTTCAGCTCGTTGGTCGCGTCTGGTTGTCCTGTGAGCCGGCCCCGGGCTGTCCAGAACTGCTGTCTTCCTGGTTCGGCGTAGATGACCACGTTGACGTCTGCCCCGTACTGAGTCCCGTCGAGCGTGATGGAGATTCGTTCGTTCCGATATTCGAGTCGCATTGCTTGTCCCCTCTAGCGACGCTGGTAGCCAGGCTGATCAGCCCAGCCAGAGTGCTGATAATCAGCACGCTTGCCCACCTGGTCTTGACCCACTGCACGGGATCGGCGCCAGCCTCAATGACCGTGATGGCCACGAACGTCTGGCACCATGTCTTGCCGGCCCGTTCGAGAGCGTTGTGCCAGAACGGCTTCACCATCGGCTCACTTTCTTTGGTTTTGGCGATACCTTGCCCGGTTGCCCGACATGCAGGTTGCACGCCTTGCAGGATGGCAGCAGGTCCTCTGGTCGGTCGCCGTACGCCTTGCCCTTCACATGGTGCACTTCCTCGGCCACGCCCGTGCAGACCCCAGGGACCTGGACGCAGCAGCGACCCCGGTTGTTCATGCGGTTGGCCGAGAGGATGTTGGCCCGCAGCACCCGCCATGCACGGGTGCTGCCTCCTGACCACGATCGACTCATGCCTGCGGCGCTGGGTGCTGCCGGCGGTAGTCAAGCATGGCCCGTTCTGCGATTGCACTGGCGCGATCGACGCCGAGACGCCTGCCGTGCATGATGTCCTGCCCAGCGCTCTTCAGGGCTCCCAGGACGTTGCTTACCATGCCGTACCCCCAATTCGTGGTCGCTGCGACCGTAGGGGCGGACTCAGCCCGCTCTGCGCGTGCTGTGAGTTGCCCCGACCGTGCGCGTTCGGCCGCCTCCTGCCGTTCGATCTGCCGTGCCGTGCGCATGATGTCTGCCGGGTGCGGTACGTGAGGGCTTGTCCGCATGATCTCTCTGACTGCCAGGATTGCCACCCGGTACGGCAGGGGTTCCAGGATGTCAGCCCATACTGCTACGGTCGGTGCTGGCACTGGTCGATCGAGGGCAGCGTATACGTAGCCTGCGACCGCTTCGGTTTCATTACGGTTCATGATGATCCAATCGACTGCTGTGTGTTTTGGTTGGTTAGCGTTTGGGCGAGTAGGGCCATCGCGTCTGGCGAGACGGTGTCCTGCATGGTCTCTTCGGTGCGGGTGAGGCGCCGAGGACCACGTTCCGGGCCCTGTTGGACACGGGTGACGTAGTTGTCCAACAGGGCGGGGCGTGAGACGACCCGGTCATCGAACATGGCGCCCAGGGCGCGCTTGATGATGTCGTCGGGAATCCTGCCGCTGCGCAGTTCCTTGATCTTTGCCGCGTACCGCTTGATCTGTACCGGCGATAGCCTGACATCGTGCGCCGAGCAGTAATCGATCCAGCTTGCTGTGATGTCTTCCCGCTTCGGCGCCTCTTGCTGCTCCGCCGAGACGGGAGCGGTAGCGACCGTCTCTTCTGGGTCAAAGGGTTCTGGGTATAGGGGTTCTGGGTTGTGGCTCACTGGTGACCCCCCCCCCGGCTCACTGGTGACCCTCCCCCCCGGCTCACTGGTGACCCTCCCCCCCGGCTCACTGGTGACCCGGGGGTTTGGATCCGGTCCTACCAGCGCCCCGAACGCCAGTCGGTACATAGATGGAAGCTGTTCGCCGCCCTCGCCGTAGCGGACTGTGCGGATGGCGGCCCCAGCGTCGACAAGCCAGGCCAGCGCCCGCTTGACCGTGCTCAATGAGCAGCCCATGAGGCCAGCGACAGTCTCCCGGCACGGGTACGCGCTCGTGTACTGCCCAAGTCCAGGCTGGAACGTCGCGAACATGGCCAGCACGACGTACGCATGCAGGGCCGGCGACGGGGGGCGAAGTTCGATGAGCCATCCGGGCACCATGGCGTATCCGGACAGCGGCTTACCGTGGTTCGTGCTTGTCACGAAGTGCCTCCATCGTTGATTTGCGTGCGATTTCCCTGATGACGTCTGTCCGAGGCTCCGTTGTGCCCGCTTTGGCGATCGCCTTGACGATGTCGACCTGAGCAGCCCTGGAGATCAAGAAGTAGCCCAACTCGCGCGCCTGGTCGCTGGTCAACGTCGCTATCGTCCTGCCGCCGTCGATGATCGCCACGCAAGCGTCGCTGGGTTCGGCGTCGACGATTTGCCGGTAATTGCTGAACGTGTATTGAGGCTCAACGACTGGCGTTTGCGTCGGCGTAACCCGCAGTTCGTTAGGGCTTAGCGCCGTCCAGCCCTCTGCCTCGAGGCGTTCTGCCAGCTTCACGTTTGCCTTGTGCCTCCGGACGACGTTGGAAGCCGCCGTCGCCTTGCTTGTGTCCTTCTTCATACTGGTCAAGCTACACAGCAACGCTCGTGCCGTCAAGCGAAACATTGCCCAGCTCCACGGGCTTGACGCGTGGTCCGTTGTGCGAGCATGCTTGACGGAAGCGACCGAGCGAAGGAGTCGAGATGTTTCAATCAATACTGCGCAACCGTCGGCGAGACGTTGGCTGGGAACCGGCCATCGTGCGGCTGATCGACCGGTTGGCGACCAAGACGCCAGGCGGATACCGCTGGTATGCCTCCGGCGAGCCTGCGAGTAGGGACCGCGAGTACGTGCTGTATGACATTGCGGGTGATGCATGCTGGATCGTGTTCCATCCGACCCGGCGAGACACGGCAAGCACGCGCTGGGTCGCCGAGCGCCTCACCCGGGTACCCGGTCGACCATGGCCACAGGAACTCGGCCCGTTCGACACCGATGCGGAGGCGATCAGCAGAGTGAACGCCCAGTTCGACTAGTGGGTTGTCCGGCAGCACCCCGGCATTGAGCCGGGGTGCTGTTCTATGCGGCTTCCCGGATCTCGACGTTGATGTTGGTGACGCCGGACAGCAGGATCGCCGACCCGGACCCGCCAAGCGAGCATCGGAGTTTGAGCGTGTGCGTGCCGGCCGTCGCGAACGTGCCAACCCACTCGTAGGCGCACGGGATGCGGCTCGATGCCCCTACTGTGACGACGGCGGCACCACCAGCCGCGGCTCCGTCCGCATGGCACACGATCTGGACGTACGGGTTGTAGATGCTGGACCCGGTGATCTCTGCCTGAATCATGCCCATCACGCGCCATCTGGCGCCTGCCGTGGTGGTCGTGACCGTGACCGTGCAGCCTGAGACGTCGGCTTCCGACCCGGTGACCGATTGGTTCGAGCCGAGTGCCGCCGTCGAGATCGAGGGGACGACTCGATCTGTCCAGGCGTTGAGCCGCGCGGCTGTGAGCTTCCATCCGGCCTGCCAGTACGTGCTTGCCATGAGCTTTCCCCTTTCAGAGCGCGACGTAGTACGGGTTTGCGACGTGCACTTCGTCGCCCGTCGAGTGCGCCCGTGCACCCGTCGACCGGGTCACGGTGAGCGTCTGGTACCTCGGCGATGTGCCGGTGATTGCCCCCGCCGCGGTGACGGTCATGACATCGCCGTTGATCATGATATCGAACGATCCGTCGTCGACCGACCAGGCGCAGGAGTCGAGGATCGCCACGGGCACGCTGGTCGCTGCTGCGGTGATGTTGGACGACAGCGCGCTGGCCCCGCAATCGAGGACCTGTGTGCCGTCAACCTGGCCGACCGCGTACGGGTCGTACGGGGTCAAGTTGAGCGTGGCTGTCCAGGCGATGTCCGAGATGACCTCGGTCCAACCCTCGACGATCGAACCCAGCGTGTCAGGGTAGGCGCCCGGCATGGCCGTGGACAGCCCGGTGAGGTCGACCCGGTCGCACGGTGTCAGCAGGAGCCATGCCGCCACCAGCGTGTGCTTGTCGGCGAGGTTGACCGTCACCGTGGGCCAACGCATTCCGATCTGGGTACCGAGATGCAGCGCCCATTGGGCGTACTGCGGCAGCGCGGTCTCCAGGGACGGGTTGGCCGTGACCGATCCGTCGTACAGTCCGATCGTCTCGATGCCCATCGGGCCGTCGACGTCGTCGGCGATGTACTCCCCGCCGGCGGGCCGGGTTCCGCGGATCCGGTTCCGGGTGCGCTGGTCGTCGTCTGCCGGTTGGAGCATGCCGTCCTGGACACTGGTCGAGGGGATCGTCAGTGCGGCGGTCTGGTTGTATCGGCGGTCCCGCCCGTACGCGGTCAGGCCGTCCGTGAGCCCGTCGAGCAGCATGCCGCCCTCGGTCCGCACGGCGTCACGGATGACGTCGAGGGTGGTACCGATCGGCATCGGCCCGCACTCAGTGTCCATCGCGTCCGGCATGTCGATCGTGAAGCCACCACGCTCGTCGACCATCCATGTGATGCGCTGGTCGGCCTGGTCGCCGGCATGGCCGATGATCGCCGACGACCCGAAGCCACTGGGCACGTCCGCGAAGGTGTCCGACCCGTACCCGCACACGTGTCCGATGCCGATACCGCCGATCGTCGAGTCGGGAGCGATCCGGATGTCCGTCGTGTGCCCGATCGTCGCGTTGGCGAGAGTGCCGTTAGTGACGTAGATCAGTAGGGTTTCCCGACCGGTGGCCGTCGAGATGCCCCACGGGCAGTACGCCAACGCCCATTTCAGCGACGTGCCGGACTGTTCGAGCTCGAACGAGATCCATTGCGGGATTTCGTCTTCCCCGATGACGTACTCCGCCGATCCGAGGACCTCGGTGCCGTCGGCGTTGTACCCACGCAGGACGAAGATGTTCGCCGGGTCGCCGGCCGTGCCGGCATGGAAGTCGATGTCGAATGTGCGGACCGTCCCGGTCGAGGTGACCCGGATGAGGGTGAACGTGGTGACGCCGGTTTTGGCCGGGTACTTCGGAATCTGGACCATGAACTGCGTGCGCTGGTATGTCCCGGCAAGCTGCATCGGCGCCCACAGCGACTGACCCTCTGCGAGCAGGAGCACAGGCTGACTGCCGATCGCGAAATCGGCGCCACCAAACCCAGGCCGAAGGCGCCCAACCGATTCGAGGTCCTGGCCGCCGACCGCCGACAAGCCGCTGGTCGCGTTTCTGCCATCTTCCAGCGGCCAGTAGGCGACCGGGCGCATTTTGTCGGTGTCGCGCAGGCAGGCGACCCGCATTGGCGATACCGGGACCTTGCCCTGTTGCATCTGCTGGAGAAAACCCGCGGCGACCACCTTGCAGGTCCCGTACCCGGATGCGCATTGCGGCGTGAATCCGACCGCGCGCCCCTGGAATCGGACGCGGAGGCCGGCGACGGTGCCGTCCATCGTCACGACCACCCGCACAGGGGTCCCGCGGCGGACGTACGGGTAGAGGGTGCTGGTCGGGTTGTTGGGGGTGTATGTGCCCGTCGTGTTGGCCAGCGTGAAGGTGCACCGCGCCGGGGGCGTCTCGGTCGATTCGTCTGGCGCGCCGATGGTGATCGTCGCCGTTCCTCCGTGTTCGACGTTTGCCGTGACGTCGTGCCATGTCCAGGTCGACGCAGCGGCCGTGAGGTCTGCACCCCATGCGATTTGGATGGCCAGCCGTGCCGATGGGTATGCGGCGCCGATCGGGGTGTTGGGGTGGAAGGTGACGCCGTGGGTGAACGCGACCATGTCATGCCATCCTGAGCTGTAGCGTGCCGTCGCGGACCAGGCGCATGAGTAGTGCCGCAAGCGCCGAGTCTGCTCCCGGCGCTACGGCAAGCTCGACCCGGCTGGACTGCATGGCCGCCTGGCCGCGGGACGTCACAACCTCGCCCGCCTGCAGGATGGCCATCGTTTCCTCGCCTGCGACGCCAGGCACAACGCCACCGGAGTGGAACTTCGGGAGCTTCGGCGCGCCGATGCTGTTGCCGCCAATGCCGGGCACCCAGCCGGGAACCGTCCAGCTGAGTTTGCCGACGGTGTTGTTCCACGCGTCGGCGACCCAGTTGAACGCGGCCCTGAACGGCCGGCTGATCGTGTCAGCGATCGACGCGAATGCTGATCCGATTTTGCCGGGAATGCTGGTCAGGAAGTTTTTCGCCGATTCAGCGATCGATCCGACCAATTCCCAGCCGGTTCGCCAGACGGTGACGAGGGCGTTGATGCGCTCCTTCACCGAATCGACCACGAAGCTGACCGTGGCCTTGATGGCACCCCAGATGACATCCCACGTTTTCTGGAAAAAGTTGGTCTGAGTGGCGAGGTACACGATTGCTGCGATGAGCAGGCCAACGCCGACGACGATCAGGGTGATCGGCGACGTCGCGATCGCCATCACGACACCCCAGAGGGCCGTGGCGACCGTAGCGATGCCTGTGGCGACCGTCTGCGCACCCGTCGCGATCGTGCCGGCGATCCGGCTGGCCGTCGTCTTGATCTGAGACAGGTTCAGGGCCTCGTGAGCCATGGCGAGCAGGCCAATCGTCGCGACCAGGCCCTGCATGGCCCCGCCGTACATCTGCGCTTTGCTGGCCGCGTCTTGCATCCATGTCGGGTTTGCCTCGCGCTGGGCAGCGGCGAGGTCAAGCGCGGCCTGCTTCGAGTCGAGCGTCGACCGTTTCATGTCGTTCTGTGCTTCCTCGGCCGACACGATGGCGCCCGCCTGGTCGTTGGTTGCCTCCTCGACGTCGGCCTGTGCGCTTTTCAGGGCGGTCTGCGCGTCTGCGAGGTCGAGCGATGCCAGCCGTGCCTCATCCGAGTTCTTGCCGTGTTCCTTGACTGCCTGCGCTACCGCTTTGGTCTGCTGCTCGATTTCAAACTGCGCCCGAGCTACGTCATTGGTGCCCTGTTCGAGGTCGATGCCGGCACGCCTGCCGTCGGCCTGTGCTTCGGTCAGGTCCTGCTGTGCACGCTTGAGTGCCGTCGCTGCCTCTTTGCCGTCCTGCATGGCCGACTCGACATCGAGCTGAGCGCGCGCGAGCTGTTCGGCGCGCATCTTGTCGGCCTGCTGGAAATCGGCCAGCGCCTGGATGCTGGTCGCCATGCCGTCGATCGCATCGGACGCGCCAACGGTGACCATGGCCGTTTTGGCCATGGCTCCCGCGTGGTCCTTCTCCGCCGCCGTCGCCTGGTCGAGCTTGCCGGCCTGGTTCTTGGCAGCGTTGCCAACCTCATCGGTGGCCTGCGCGGCACGCTGAGCCGCCTTCTCCAGGGCCTTCGAGTCACCGGCGAACGTCAACGTCGATGTGTTCCCGGCCATCGTGCTCTCCTACTTCTTGACGATGCTCCATGCGACCGACATAACGGCCAGCAGCAAGGTGGCGATGGGTACCGGCCAGCGCCGGGCCTCCGCCGCCCTAATCCTGTCCTCGTGGTCCGCGACCTGGCGCTGCACCGCGGCCATGCTGCCCGACAGATCGCGCTGGCTATCGCGTACGTCGAGGAGCACCGCGTAGACCTGATCGAGGGTGACGAGGATTCCATGCTGCTGGCCGTCCATCATGCCCTCTGGTCGAGTCGAGCGATCACAGCGTCGGCGACGGCGTCGACCAGGCCCGCCATGGCGTTTGGCGTGGCTGGGAACCGTCCGCCGCTCCCCGATGCCGTCGGCGACCCCGTGATCAGTGCCATCACCGCGGCGTTGGTCTGGTCCGTGACGCGCCGCAGCTCGATCAGCTCAGCGTGCTCTTCCGGTGTCATGTCGTCCTCCTTCAGGGCTCCGATCGCCCATGCCATCGTCATGTCCGATATCCACCCTGACACCACCGACAGGTGCAGGTGCCCGGTGTGCGGATCGGACCCGTCGTACGGCCTCCACACCCACGGAGCCGGGCCGTTCTCGCCGGCGAAAATCCGGCGGTTGCAGATCACATACTTGATGCGCGAGTCGCGCGAGTTGCGGAGCTGCTCCGCAAGCTGGGCGATGTCCAGGCCGTGCGCTGGATCGTGCGTGACGTCGATCGCGTGGACTACACCACGCGCGTTAGGCAGATGATCGCCCGTGGTGTGCCGCTTGTCTCCGATGATGCCATCGGCGCTCGTGTCGCGGCCCGGGTGCTCCGCGTTGAGCTGCTCACGCAGCACCAGCAGCGAAGCAGCTGGGCGCCATTGCTTCCCCATCACAATTCCAATCCGGCCGCAGCAGCCACGTCGCGCAACCCGTCTTCCAACGCCTGCTGGATCTCATCGCTCTTTTCGTACAGGGCCGGGTACAGGTACCGACCCTCTGAGATGAACTTCCTGACTGTCCGCTTGCGCCGGCCGGTGCGACCGCCGAAATCGAGCCACGGGGTGTACGGCGCCCGGTTGCCGCCCTCACTCACCCGGACAGCGCCGCGGGTCGACCGGGCCTTGATGCTGGCCTGTGCACGGCCGGTGCGCACCGGAATGCGCGCCCGACCGTACTGCACGACGACGTCCGCTGCCTTGTTCATGGCCAGCCTGGTCAGCTTTGGTAGGTCCTTGTCCAGCCGCTTCAACGCCTGGTTGAACTCGGTCAGTCCCTCAACGCCGATTGTAATTGGCACTGGCGGACTCCAATTCCTTCCGTTGCGCCTTGCGTTTGAAGTACACCCACCACCCGGTGTACTCCTCGCCCGACATCTGCCTCATTTCCTCCACCGTCATGTGGAGTTCGTGCGCGAGGTAGTAGTCGAATTCCTCGTCGGGGTTGGACTCAAACCTGAGGAAATCGTTCCTTTGCCTGGCCGATACCAGACAGGCGATTGACCTCGGCAGCGACCGCGTTGATCTCAGCGGCTGGCGAATTGCGCTGCCATTCGCCGATCTCCTTCTCGGTCATCTCCGGGTCCAGCACGGTCAGTGCCAGCGTTCGGCGTTCGGCCGCCATCGGACCGTCGCCGGCCTCTTCGTTGATCTTGTTCAGGTTGTTGATCTCCTCGCGGCTCATGCCGCGCACCGTGATCTCCCCGACGCCCTCGATCGGCACCTTGCCCTTTGGCAGTCTGGCCGCTAGAACCCTTGCCTTAAGGTCCTCGCTCGACATGTCCTACTCCTATGCGCTCTGAGCTGTGCTGTTGACATCCCCGGAGATCTCCAGGGTGGCTGACCAGGTCACCATACCGTCACACGGGCTTGTCTCCGTGTAGTCCGCGACGATGACGGTAGCGATGTCCTGCGGCTTGCCGGACCCGGCTCCTTCGAGCTGTCGGGTGAACTGAACGGATGTGCCGATCAGCGGTTCGAGGACGATTCTCGGCCCGGTCACGGCTGTGTTGTCGTAGAACCCGTCGAGCTTGACGGTTCCGTCGAGCAGGCCACCGTGCTTGGTGTGCCCGACCGCGCCATAGCAGGTGACATCGTGGATGTCGGCCTTGCGTGTGATCTCCGACGACTTGGTGTACGGGCTGATGTCGCTGGTGCCCATCTTGACGACGGTTGATTTGCCGTGTGCGACTGCCATGGCACTACTCCCTATCCGTAGATTTCCAGGCTGAACAATGCAGCCGCGTAGTCGATGCCCTTTTCGGTGAGCATCACGAATTCGACACTGGCGACTCGAATCGAATCGAACGCCGTGTACGTACCCGATTCGATGATGGCCTTGATGGACGAAGTTCCCGAACCATCGACGAAGTCAGACAGCCTGGACCGAGCGGTCCGGTCGGTTGGTCGCCCGACCGCGACGGCCAACGGCATGGTGATGGAATCGGTTCCCCTGCCGTACGTCTCATCGAAACGGACCTCCTCCGGCCAGTACAGGACCGCGAACGGCGGAGTGCCGGTCGCCTGACCATCGGACACCCGCAGGCCGGTGATGGTGGCCAGCCGTGCTTCGATGGCATCGCACACGCTTTCGAGGTTCATGCCGACACCACCCGGCGGTACGGCCGGCAGACGACCGCGACGTCCGGGTCGACCCGGGCCAGCAGTCGCAGCTCCCCGCCGGTGTCCGGCGACCCTGCGACACCGAACGGTGAGTCGCGTCGGACCATCAGCCGGCTTCCCTGCAGGAGGGTCGCCTGCTTGATCGGGGTCGGCACGGACGCCCAGCCCCATGCGTCCGATGCCATCGTGACCGTCTCGGCGTAGTCGGTCAGCAGGACCGTCGAGTAGGGCCGGCTCTTGTCCGGCGACCGCGCCGGGCCGAGTGTGTAGTCCGTGCTGGCGACCGCGGTGCCGGCGACCGTGACGACCAGGCCGGTGGCCGAAGACAGGTCCTCTATCACTGCGACCCAGCCTCCCTGGTGGCGGTCGTACTCGACGGGGAACGTCCACGACGTGGACATGGACACCTTGCCGAATTGCCGGCCACAGAACGAGTCGACGATCCTGCTCGCGGCCGTGACCGCAAGCGCGAACTGGACGTCGTCGATGCTGTCCGTGACCCGACAGAACGCTTTCAGCTCTGCCGTGGTGGCGTAGTCAGGTGCCCATGCCATCGTCGTGATCTCCCTACGCCGCCGCGCCCAGGCCGTACACCTGCACCGTGCAGACGAACGTGTCGGTTGCCCCGGTCGATTTGGCCGCAAGCCGCAGCCACGGACGACCGGCCTGCATCTTGATCGCGGTGTGCGCGTACTGGGTGCCGGTGCCGCCGGTCAGGGTCCCATCGGTGACCGCCGTCGCCGGGGTCCCGATCGACCCCGAAGAGTCGTCAGCGTCTTGGACGACGAACGAGACCGTATCGGTCGTGCCGGTTGTGGTCGCGGTGAACACGGCGAACACCCGGTCGCCACGCTTCAATGCCGAGACCGCCGGCATGTTCAGGTCGTTCGGCGTGCCGAAATCGAACGCCGTTGTGGTCGCCGTCGAGACGGTGACCTTCGCCGATCCCAGCAGGTGGAGATCGGCATCGAACAGTTCGCGCACCGTCATGGTCACGCCTTCCCTGTCAGGGCGGAGTACGCCGCCGTGTTCTGCTGACCTGCGTCCATCCGGGCGTACGCGGAGAACTCGGTCTCCCGGTAGCTTGCCCGGCTGTACGGGTTCACGACCAGCACGATCTCCCTTACGTGTCGGATGACGTAACCCTCCTTCAGGTCACCGAACACGCCCCAATTCACGGTTCCGCTCGACAGGCTGATGTCCGGGAACCCCTGGTCGATGGTGTACGGGAACCCGAGCAGGCGACCCGAGTACGGGTCGTCGCCCATGGTCGCGGTCAGGGTGCGCCACAGCGGATCGCCGTTGGTGTCCTTGATCTTGCCGATGGTCTCCAGCGACGTGTCGTTGAACGCCCAGCGGGCGTTACCCCGGTACTCGGGGTCCACGCTGTGGGTGAATCCCAACAGGTCGTTGTACGTGATCCCCGTGTTCGCGGCGATCTGGACACCGGTCAAACCGGTCTTGATGCCCTGCGGCTGCTTGACCCCGGTACCACTGATCAGGTGCTTGCTCTGCGTCCGAGCGATCCGCTTGCCGAGGACCGCGGAGATCTTTCCCTGGACGTCGAACGCCGAATCCTGCAGCAGCTCCCAGGACAGCCGCATCGGAAGCGCCGACGCGCCGCACGTGGCGTAGGTGTACGCGCCGAGGGACAGCGGGGTGAAGACCATGTCGGCACCGCCGACGAACGTGCCGTGCTCCTCGACGATCTCACCTTCGTTTGCGGTGTCATCCATGGCCGGCCACGATGTGCTGTTGCCGGTGCTGGTCGTGAACGACTCGACAACCTCAGCGATGCCGCCGAACGACTTGCGGACCTCGACGAGCTTGTCCCTGAATCCGTCCGGCACGAGGTAGCCGCCGGCCGATCCGATGCCCTCACCCTGCGCCCGCAGGTGGGTGATGTCTTGGTTGGCCTGCCCTGTGCGCAGGTACGCCTCAAACGCCCTCTCTTGGCCGTCGTCCTTCTTCGCTGCGGTGACGGGCTGGGCAAGACCAGGCACGCCGACCGGGGTGGTGTACGCCTGCTGGCGCGCCCGGATCTCCGCCGAACGACGAGCGGATTCGAGCTTCACTTCAAGGTCCTGGAATCGCTTGGCTTCCTCGTCGGTCAGGTCGCGAGGCTGGCCGTCGGCCGCCACCGCCTGGTCGATGATGGCCTGGAGTGCGGCCAGGATTTCTTCGATGGTCATCGCGTGACGCTCCTCAGTGCATGGGCACGCGCCCGGATCAGTTGGCTACGCCGGGCGCTCCCGGCGGTCTTGCTTCGGGCCTCCGAGGTCGCCCCGGCATAGGCCGGGAACGTCACGGGGGACACGTCGATCAGTTCGGCAATGTCGGTGTGCCTGAGCACGCCGTCGCGCATCTCGTGCTTGCCGGGCACGAACTGGAACGATGCGCCGTCGATGTCACCCCTGGAGACCAGCTCTCGGACGTCGCGCGCGAGTTGGGTGTCTGGCATGTCGATCTCGTATTCCAGCCCGGTACTGTCCTGCGCCAGGCGGAGTGTGCCGGTCGACAGCCGGCCAAGGACGAAGTTCGGATCGTGGTTGAACAGCGCCCGTGGGTCGCTGTTGCCCAGCGCGCGGGTGAACGAGCCGGGTGCGAGTTCCTCCGGACCGAACGGGGTGAACGGCGACATCTCGTCGAACACCGCCGCGTACCCGCCGAGCCGGTTGCCCTTGAGCACCGGTGCGGAGCGGACGGTCATCCGCCGGAAGTCGATGGTGGCGAGGCTGCTCATGCTGGCGCTCCCGTGATCGCTGGTACCGGCGCCGGTGCGGCGACGTCGACCAGGACGTCTCCACCTGGCAGCGCAGGTAGGCCGAGGACCGCCCGCGCCTCATTCGGCGTCATCAACCGGTCCTTGACCTTCTGGCCGAGTAGGGCCGACTCAACCTCGGGCGCCGGCCGCTCCAACCGGCTGAAATCGAACTCGACGACCCGCGCCGTCGACATCTTCATCGACAGCCGCTGTTCCAGTCGGGTCGCCCACGGGGCGAGCACCGTTCTGCCCATGGCCCGGTTCTGCTCCGCGACGCCTGTTCCCCATGACGTCTGCTTGTCGGTCTGCATGAGCAGGTGGGGCGGCACCCCGGTCCAGCGTGAGATCTCCTCGACCTGGAATGCCCGGGCCTCCATGTACTGCGCATCCCTCGACGTCATCGTCCAGGGCGTGAACGTCATCGGCCGGCTGAACAGGCGCACGGCGGACGCGTTTTCCCATCCGGTTGCCCGCCGGTCGAGGACGGATTGCGCGGCGAGACGTTCGTCTTCTTCGAGTGGGTCACCGTCGGATGGTGACACGGTGCCTGCCAGTAGCGCCCCTTTGCCGAACATCCTGGCCGCAGCCATGTCAGCAGCGATGGCTGTACCAAGCGATTCCTTGGCCAGATCGATCAGACCCAGCCCGCGCACCCCGTCCGTGCAGAAGCCCGGAACGTGGGTGAGGGTGTCGGCATCACAGTCCAGCACGCTGCCGTCCTGCATGGTCACCCGGTACAGCTTGCCCCCGGCGACCGGACGACCGTCCGGCCACTTCGAGGCCAGCTCGACGCCGACCGCAAGCGGGTGCACTGGCAGCAGGCCGACGAGCTGTCCAGCCCCGCCCGCGACGTGCAACAGGAACGCGTTGCCGTGCAAGATCAGATGAATGTAGACGGTCTCGATCCATTCGTACTGCGTCATGCCGACCGCTGAGGGCATCGAGTCCAGGAAGCTAGCAACCTCGGTCTTCTGCCCATCCCGCACCTGAACCGTGCGCAGACGCTGGCAGGCAAGAGTACCGGCAACCAGCGACACCGCCCGGAAGAGTGCGGACACGCCGAGCGCCGACCGCTCCCCGACCGTCACCCCGGCCTGCGCCGGACCACCGTATCCGAACATCTCGGCGAGGATCGGGTTGCTTATGGACACGCCAGTGCGGCGCTGCCCACGGAATCGGTCCCACCACTTCGCCATACTGACGATCATACTCCTGGTCATACCGATTGGTACGATCAACATGTGGGAGAACAGCAGGCAGGGGCCATCGTGACGGCGCTGCGCGTCGCGCTGGCCGATGTCGTCGCCGAGGCCAAGGACACTGGCGCGATCGCTCTGGCGTACCTGTACGCCGGCCAGCTCGACGCCGACCCGGACCAGGCCGCCACGATCGGCCCGAAGTACCTCGGGGTACTCGAATCCCTCCTGCTGACCCCCCGCGCCCGAGCGGCCGCAATGAGGGGCGTGAACGATGACCAGCGAACCAATCTCAGCCCGCTCGACGAGCTTCGAGCCAAGCGAGCAAACCGGCAGGACGGGGCACACTGAGCCGCGTCTCTGGACACCGCCATTGCGCGAACTGAACCCCGAAACCAGCTACGGGTTTGACGTCATCGAATTCGCCGATCGCACGCTCAACATGCCCCTCGATCCGTGGCAACAGTGGCTAGTCGTGCACATGGGCGAGTTGCTCCCGGACGGCCGCCCCCGGTTCCGGGTCGTGCTCGTCATCGTCGCCCGGCAGCAGGGCAAGAGCCATCTGTGCCGCGTACTCACGCTGTACTGGATGTTCATCGAGGACCAGCCGTACATCCTCGGCATGGCCAACAAGCTCGGGTACGCGAAGAAGCAATGGCAGCAAGTCATCAAGGTAGCCACGGCCAACGAGTACCTAAAGGACCACATTCCGACCAACGCCGTGCGCAAGACCATCGGCGAGGAAGAGTTCAGGACAGAGCAGTCCAGCTACTCCATCGCCGCGGCCAACGGCAACGCCGGCCGGTCCCAAACCCTCGACCGTGTCATCGCCGACGAGCTACGAGAGATGAAGACGTGGGACGCGTGGAACGCCGCGAAGTACGCCCAGAACGCCAGACCGCACGCGCAAATGATCGCCATCACCAATCAAGGCGATGACACGGCCGTCGTGCTCGACGGGTTGCGGAATCCTGCCGTCGAGTACATCGAGACTGGCAGCGGCGATCCTCGACTCGGTCTGTTCGAATGGTCATGCCCACCCGGGTCGGACCCGACCGACCTCGAGGCGCTGGCATGGGCAAACCCGGACCTCGGCGGCCGCACGCACCCCGACAACCTCATCGGCGACGCCCACCGGGCCGTCAAGGCAGGCGGATTGGAGTTGGCAGGCTTCAAGACCGAGGTCATGTGTCAGCGGGTGGACAACTTGGATCCGGTGATCGAACCGGAGCTGTGGGCCGCGGCCGCGACTGACGACCCGATCGACCTCTCGCAGTACCGCGACCAGGTGGCCTGCTGCATCGACCTTTCGCTGGCCGGCGACCATGCGTCGCTTGTTGCCGCCGCCCTGATCGACGGGACCGTGCACGTCGAGGTCGTGCAGGCGTGGAGCGGGTACGGGTGCGCCCGCTCCGTCGCCCGCGAGCTACCCGCCCTCGTCGAGCGGGTGCGCCCGCGGGTGCTCGGGTGGTTCCCCGCGGGTCCTGCCGCTGAGCTGACCGCCGACCTCGCGGCCAAGCGGGTACCCGGGCGCCCGTGGCCACCGAGACGGGTACAGGTCGAGCCGATCAAGACGGACACCGCGGCGGTCTGCATGGCGCTGCCCAACCTGGTGCGGGCAGACATCTGGCACCCGGACGACCCGATGCTGAACGCTCACGTCGCGGGTGCCCGCAAGCTCATGCGGCAGAACGGCACATGGGTGTACCAGCGGGCCTCCGGCAGCCCCGTCGACGGCCTGTACGCCATGGCGGGCGCCGTGCAACTTGCCCGCACGCTGCCCCCGCCGCGCCCGAAGCTCGTCGTGAGCTGAGCGGGTACCCGCCGCGGGGACGACAAAGCGGGTACCCGCCGTGCACGGGTACCCGCTTCCTCGTCGTCCGGCACGGATCCTGCCCGCTGGGTCTTACAGCTTGCGTGCCGTTTCAGGGCGCTGCCCGA